ATACAGTTCCTGTCTTTTAACATCTGCAACAGATTGTTGATGAGGATTATCAATATGCTCAATAGTTGCACCAGGTTGAGAAGTCGTTGCTGCAGATTCTGCTTGTGCCGTGCGATTTTGAATTCCCTGAGTTACTACCTGACGAATAAAGGCATCTCTTGCCGAACCAGTTAATCCATTTTGATTGGCAGCTGCCGTTGCACTCGCAATATCTGCTGCCTGCTCCGGAGTTGGATTTGAGTTTGCAGGAAGTCCGTATTGATTTAGAGCAACATTTGTTTTTGGTAAAAGTGCCTCTGCTCCTTGTGCCGCAGATTTTGGTTTATTGATTGCAATCCTATCATCTGGAACTTTTAAATTTGGATCTGGGTTTGCACCTTGAGCGTGTCCACTTGTAGGGACAAAACCTTTTGATCCAATTTTTGTATTTAAAGTTGTCTGGGCATTATTTCCCAGCACACCCATAATCAAGGGAACTTGTTGATCGGCACCATCTAAAAAGAAACCGAAAACAAAGTTCCCTTGTCTAAGAGCTGCTGTTGCAGTAACCCCTGCTTGACCACCACCTGCCGTAACAGGATACATTACCTGGGCCCAGGGAAGTTGATCATCTGCAATAGAAGCAGTATCTTGATCGTGAAGTCCTATAATTCTAACCTTATATCTTCTACTTTGACCAGGAATTTGAGATGATCCTTCAAATTTATTGGAACTTATGTTATCTCTCCAAGTGGAGTCGTCAACAATTTGACCAACCCACCAGTTAAAATGTGCTCCAAGGAACCCTGAATTGAATAATGAACTTTGTTCCATCAGGTATTATCTAATTTAAATATTATTACTATTTAACACTTTAAATAGAGGAATTAGTTGTATTAGTTGCAGAACCTTTTTTACCGACAGAATCTCTAACCAACAGCAATTTAGTGTAACCACCTCGTAACTTATTAATATAATGGCACAAATCTGCAATTACATACGATCCACTATGAAGATCTCCCAATTCTCCTCCAGGAACACCTGCATCAATAAAAATTGTATCTCCTGCGTGTAGACTAAAATCAGCAACAATTGTAATCTCTACCTGACTACTAAACATTTGATTATAACGCATCGCTGCCTGGTTCATAATATTCCTGGGATCAAAATTTGTAGTTTTTGATTTATCTAATTGTTGTTGAGTATTACCACTGGGCAGAACACCACGATCAACTAACATATATTGAGTTCTTGTGAACTCCTTTCCAGCCTGAACTCTATTAAATTCTGGATTTAATTTTGGAAGATTTTTACCTGCTGTCTGAAGATTTTTCTCAGTATCTTCTGCCTTTGTGTTTACAACTTCGTAGTAACAATTGAAGGGATCAAATAATATTGTTCTGGTAGTATATGCTCCAATTTCTAACTTTGATTGCATATTGCCACTTACGTCATTAACATTATGTTCTAAAATTTTATCATATCCTGCCGGAACATTTTTTCCTGCACCATCAGGAGTTTGATTATAAATCAAAGACTTGACTGGTTTACCAGACAACAAGGTTTCAATAGATTTAAATTTGAATCCATCAGAAGTCTCATAGAAGAAATATCCTGCAGTATTTCTTGTTGCGCCAGCAGATCCTGGTATAGATTTTTTAGATAACCAAAGACCAGTATAAAAAGGTTTCTTATTGTTTCCAATAAAATTATAATTGTTTGATGTATCTTCAATATCCAGTTTTTTCTCAGTACCTAAAAATTCGGTAAGAATTTTTTTAATGTGATCAGATATTTTTCCATCAAATCTGCTGTTCAAACGAATCTTTTCATTAAAAATATGTTCCTTAGAAACAAGATCCAAACCAACAAGTGATTTGGTAGTATCTTGTTTTGCTGGAGAAGTATTATTCACATACAATTTCAAATTCAACTTAACATCATTTGCGTCTTTGATTATTAGAGAAACATTTTCTTGCCCTACAATCGGAAGTCCTTCTAAAATAGTTTTTGCACCTTTTTCCGTCTGAATTGATTTACCTGCATCCACATACAATACAGATGCTCTGAGACTCTGTTGAAGAATACTTTCATAATAATAAACATCGGTAACTGCGTCAACAATATCCTTTATATTTTTCTTATCATTTGAAGTAATTGTCAGGGTAGAGATATCAACTTCCCTAACCTGTCTGGTAATCAATCCTTGTTGTGCCATTTAATTTCTTCTTTTCATATTACTATTTACACTATGATCCGGCATACAGAGAATCATAACTTGAATCTGATGATCCACCACTCATACCACCAAATCCACCAATCCCAGATGGCATTGGAATTGGCAATGGAACCATTTGAGATTGTGGTATTACGACTTCAATAACTTCTTCTGCTCCAGTCTCATATCCGGCATAAGACTGAAGAACACTCATTAATTGTGACTTGGTTTTTGCTGCGTTGAGATACTCTAAAAGATTTGGTGCAAGAGAATCCAATCCTGCGGTGGTGTCCACATCAAAAACAAATTCTGGTCCTCTTTCTCCAATCTGGGCATATGTTGGTTTTGATACTCTTCCACCTTTTGCAAGTTTTACATTTGATCCCCCCAAAAATTCTTTTAAAGCAGTTCTGACTTTTGCGGATCCTGCCCATTCTTTTGGTCCGGAAGAAGTGCCTGAGGCACCGCCCCACTGGCCGCCAGGAACATCAAATGCTCTCCCACTATAATGAAGAGATCCATCACTATGTCCCTTACTAACATTAAGTTCAGTAACTTGAAATCCTTTAGACTTAAAGAAATTATATGCTCTTTGAGTTGTTGCTTTATCACTAAATGCCAAGTGATCGTGATAATTATCTATTATCCCAGCAATGCTATCATGATCGGAAGCATAATGTTTTTTATCATTATGATCGCCTGTGATATATTCTGATAGAACTCCTCCCTTATCCATTCCACCAAAATCAAAACTACCAGAACTACCTTTTTTGGTTCTATATTTTTGCAATCCAGCAAGATATTCTGCGTGTATTTTTGGACCAGAAACGTTTTGAATTGTTTCATCAGGTCTCTCCCATTTTTTCATCCAAACATCTGCTGCCTCTTGCGGAGAAGAAAAACTTTGTCTTAAATACTGGGGTGCATAATCTTCTTTTAATGCATAATCAATTTGCGCTTTCCAGTCATTTGCATAATTTGGAACTGCTTTTAAGAATTTTGGTTTTCTATCATTATCGCTATATTGGAATAATCCAACTCCGGGGCCACCAGATTCAGAAACTCCAGGTCTAAATCCACTTTCTCTGGATATATTTGCCATAATACCCAAAGCGTGTGCGTCATCCATACCTTTTGAAAGAAGATATTGATATATTTCACCTTGAAGGCCTTCGGGAGAATATTCTCCATTTCCTGAAGTTTCTGGAGTAGTGGTATCTTCTTTATCTTTTTTACCATCTTCACCCTTTTCTAACATCAATTGCTTTTGTAAATCATTAAAAATGTCATTCATTTTTGGAGAAATATTATTTTCCAATGACTTTGCAATCATATTCGTCATATCTTCACCACTACCAAACATTCCCACATCCACCGAACCTCCTTCGGCAAATGCACCTCCGGTTCTCATTATTTCAGAACTGAAGGTTCTTTGCATCCAGGCATTTAATCCTGCTGCTGCATTTTGATAGTCTATACCAGATGGTTTTTGTCCCAGTTGTGCCTTTAGAGCAATTCCAAATAATCCACCAAATCCAGGAATTGAAGATGATTTATCATAAGACGACTTCATATAACCAAGAGTATTTACTTTTTTACCCTTATCCTTTGTTGGCACCTCTGGAAATATTTTTTTAATTTTTTCTTCACCACCAACAGAAGCACCAGGTTTTACCTTTGTTGGTTGAACCTTTATTGTTCTCTTTGCTTTTTTAATTGTTCTTGTTACAGGACCACCAACAGGTTTTCCACCTCTTGTTATTGGTCCACCTGTTGCTGCCTTTGTTGTTTTTTGTGGTGTTGGTTTTTTGCCACCAAAAAATAAATCATAAATGGCACCACCAGCCCATTCACCAGCAAAACTCCCAAGAATTGCTCCTGCGATTGAGAGTGGACCGCCAGCAGCTCCAATTGCTCCTCCAATAAATCCAAGAAGACCAGCACCAATTGCTTTAAATGCTGCTCTACCTGGATCTTCTTTAAGAGCAAAAGATAAACCAAAATCAATCAGTGCTCCGACAACAGGGAGAGGAATTCTTTTTAGAAGTGGTCTTACAAATCCAAGAACAGATTTTGCTGTTCCTCTCACACCTCCTCGCATTCCACCAGAAAGATTTCTTAAATTTCTTCTTCCAAATCTTTCTAAAAATTGTTCTCTTCCAAATCTTCTGGCATATCTTTCCTGTAAATTTTTTCCGACTCTTCTACCAGACTTATCAAATCCTCTCTTTCCGGAACCTGAACCAAATCCATCATCACCACCCAAAGATGTAAGAGCCAGAGCAGCAATAATTGTTGCATCAATTACCTTATTAACAGCATCACCGAATCCATCAAACAATTTTACAACATTATCGCCACCAAAACTCTTTAAAAATCCACGAGTTGCATCATATGCTCTATATCCCCAGTCAATAAAACTGGCAAGACCATTAAACAATCCGAGTGCAAGATCGGTTCCAAAATCAATTGCAGAACCAATTTTTCCAACAATATCGGGAAGTTTATTGATATGAGGAAGCAATTTTATGGCAACATATCCGAGTAAGACATTAAAAAAGAAATTTTTGATTCTGTCAAAAAATCCAAGTTTAGGAAGTCCAGGAATTTTAGATTTCTTATCCTCACCTTTTTCGTCTGGTTTTTCTTCTAATTTTTTTTCTTTCTCATCAAATTTGTCTTCTTCGGTTGATATTCTTTTTCTTTCGGTCTCCTTTTCACTTAAAAGAGTTGTGTTCTTAACAAGGTCTCTAATTTTAATAACACGATTGCGAATTACAATCAAATCCCTTTTAGGAATAATTGTTGGTTTTGCTCTTGTTTTTTTCTCTGGTTCTGTGGCAGTTGAACCAGGAAGAAATTTTGTTGCGTTTATATTTGCCATTATTTAATCCCCAACATCTTTGCAGACCGGGAATGCCCAGAGGGATGAGATGCACTAAATGATGGCACTTTAGGAGTTGCCCCACCCATCAAATCGGATTTTGTTCTTGCCCCACCAGTGCCAGCACCCTGCCTATAAACAACTCTTGGTGTTGGTCTGGATGGCGCAGAAGGAGCATATCTCTTCAATTCCGATTGTCTGTTTGCAAGTGTCAATTGACTGGCACCCCTTGCCTTCAATGAAGAAATAGATCCTGCAGATGCTTCTTGATATTTATTTTTTGCTGATATAGCATCAACTTGTTTATATGCATTTGGATTAATTGCTCTACCCAACATTTCAAGTGGATTAGATGATCCAGTTCCTGGTTCTGGTCCTCTTACATATTGAATTTTTCCATTTCGCATTGCTTTATAACCAACAAAAAATCTTCCTTTATCATCACTCATAATCTGAGTTTTAGGAGCATCTTTAAATGATTCATCCTTTAACCCATATCCACCCTTAATTGCACTACCCTGATAAGTATTAGCACCTAATCCTGACAATATTGCTCTAGCACGTTTAGATTTAGATTCTGAAAGAGTTTCTTCACCCATTTTAATAATCTTGTCAAATAATCCTCCAGGTCCTTTTTGCCATCTTTCTTCCTTATCAACCAATTTTCTCAATTTTTCTATACCAGTATCTCGTTTTTCTGAGGTTGCTCTTTTACCTTTCTCTACTTGATCTGCAATCATCTTTGCATCAATATAATCCATTCCCTTTTGCAACAGATAATTCAATAGTATTTCAGCACCTAAAGATTTAATACTTCCAATTCCACCAGGAACTTTCATATTCGTAAAAATCCTTTGAGTGGGAATTTTAGAAAGACCACCACCAGCATAAGGAACAATAGCACGACTTGCAGGAATAGGGGATCTAACATTTTGTGCTGCTTTCTGTGCTGCTCTCATAGCATTTGCACTTGATTGCCCAGCAGATGGAAGCATTCTATTCTCTGGTGCTGTTCTAAAACCTAATTTAAATCCAGTGTCTCTTAATCCACGTTTATTACTTTTAATTAAATCATCTAGAGCACTAGTTGTATTGTCTAAAGCACTTCCAATTCTAGTAGATGATTGTGGTTTATTAGCTCCCTTTAATTTTTCTATTGCAGACCTGCGAATAGCATCAAGAGCATCATCAGCACCATGCATCCCTTGCTGTATTCCTTGAAAATTTTGTTTTCCGCCAACCATTTTTTCAAAATCAGCAACTCCTCCTAATTTTTTAAAAGTTTTAAATAAATCTTCTTCTACACCAAACTTACCATTCTGCGAAAACATTCGTGCATATCGTCTCAGTGTATTATCATCTGGATTTGTTCCAACTCTAGGATCTAAAGGAATATCACCAATTAATCCACCACCTGCAGCATAAGTTGCACCACTTATCATACGAGGTTTATTTGTTCCTCCTCCGGCAGCATTCATTGCTTCTAAAGTAGAAACACCGTGCTTTCTCACTGCACCAGCAGACATCACAAATTCACCATCAGAAAGCATCGCAGGAATTTTATCAACTCCCTTTTTTCCCGATACTAATCCACTAAAGAAATTTCCAATTCCACTAAATAAATTTCCAAATCCACCAAAGTTAAAACCACCGCCTGCAAACTTTGGAATTTTTATAGCTCCGCCACCGACACGACCTTCTACTTTTGGTGGTTCTTGTTTTTCGCCACCAATTCCACCAAAATTCTCAATACCACTACTTAATGCCTGAGTAGAACCAACAGTGGCAGCAAGTTGCAATCCTGCACCAAGTAATCTACCACCACGTCCACCAAGGAATTTTGCGGCGCCTGCTGCTTTACCGACTCCTGCCTTTGCTAAAAGTTGTAAAGCAAGAGCAGAAAGTCTAATTCCACCTTTAATGACAATATTAGATATTGCCCCAACAAATTTACCAAGACCTGTTCCAAATCTCAAATATAGTGCTAAAAGAGCAGGCCAATGATCCCCAAGAAATCGGAGAATACTATCAATTTTAGTTTTATTTTCTGGATTTGCAAGCCAATCAATGAGTTTAATGAGTGCTCTTCCAAAGAACACTGCGGTTATGAAATCAATAATTTTCTGTAAAAGAGACTTAACTGGTGCAAGAATTTTTTCGGCAATTTTCATTACCTTTCCAGAACCTTTCTCTAATGCAGACTCCTTTTCTGCCCTTCTTCTATTCTCTGCGGATCTTCTATCTAACTCTGCTTTCTTTTTTGCATCCTTATTTTGCTGCGTTAAGTATCCAATAATTTCTTTTAGAGCATCTTTAATTTCAACAATTTCATTAATCTTTTCGGCACTCTCCATCGCAGGAGAAAGCATCAGAGGAGGGGACTTTACTTCTGCTGATAGTTTTTGGAGATTTAATCCTACTGCTGTTCCTTTCTTAAAACTTTCTGCCGTAATTTTACTAACTTTAAATCTACCTTTACCTTTCCTTTTCTTTACTCTTTTAAATTCATCTTGAATTAATATCTCCTCTTCACGAGGAATTTTACTTTTACCTGTACTAATTAAAACAGATTGTTCTTTTAAAAGAGAGATATAGGTATCATAATCAATATCAAAAACATCCTCAAGTCCAATTATCCTGAGGATTCTTTCATCTATTTTTTCATCAACAAGATCTTCACCACTTTTTCCAACAGGAACTAATGCCCCCTTTGGTTTTTCTTTTGTTGCGGTTGCGGTTACTTTTGCTTTTTTAACTGGTGGTTCTTCATTTTCTTCAATAAATGAACTTGCCATTTCGGAAAGATCATTCGTCTTTCCCATAAAAATGTCAATATCTATTTGACTCTGCTCGTCTTTGCTTAAAGAACTGTAATAACCGGAAATTAGTGCAATTTGTTCGTCAGAAAGTTTAGACGCGACATCCTTACCGAGTTTGAACTCATATGCCTTACGTAATCTTTCAGAACGATTAGCCATTTCTTTGTTGTTGCTGTCTTAATTTTTCTTCTTCTAAATGCTGTTTTAAGAGTTCAACATAAATATCCCTCTCCCACGGCATCATATTTTCAATCTCTGTTAATGAATATTTATGATACTGCATCAAGGCAAAATTAAGACGGAAATAATTTTCCAGATCCATATGGATCAGGGCTATGCGAAAAAAGACGATAACCCTTCTAAAATAACTTCACTTTCTACTTCTGTTTTTGGATTAGTAACTTGAATCGTATGAGAAAGTTTAGGCATCGTTTCAAAGAAGGTTTCAATTTCTTTGAATTGTGTAGAATTCATCTGCTCAAGAAATTCCATCAGTTCTTTCTTTGTAACATCACCAGCAGACCATACCTCTTCTTCCGTATAGATTTTATCAATACAAGATGCAATCAAATCAAATGACTGCTCCATCGCATTAGTTTTCTTAAAGTCAAAGTTATTCTTGATGAACTGATCCAAAGATGGATACTTCATTTCCATCATAATGGAATCATCAATTTTAATCTTGTTTGTATGATTTTCGTTTTTCTGAACTTTAATAGCATCCAAATCAATTTTTACAGTAACCGTAGTTTCTTCATCATCGGGGCAAATAACATTTACTTCAATCTCTTCTCCGACAGATTTTGCACGAATATTGAGAAAGAGATATTCAATATCAAAAGTGGGAAGAGTTTCTACCTTGATATTTTTTGTGAGAATACAATTTTTAATAACTGTCTTGATAGCAGTAGTAATTTGCTTCGTGTCTTCACTTTCTAAAGCAATTACTAATACTTTTTCTTCTTTTACAAGAAAGGGTCTATAATGAATCGTTTCACCAGTTGAAGGCAATTCAAGTTCATATGATGGTGTCGCAATTTTTGGTAAAGGCATAATGTCCTATAAAATTCAGGTATGGTTATTTATCACATATCCACAACAAATCCGCCACGAGCACTTAAAGGACCAGGAAGAAATTGTGTTGGTGTTGGTATAGTAGAATCAGTTCCAAAATTATTACCAAATTGCGGATTTGCATATGCACTTGTATTAGAAGGATTTAATTGATTGGGAGGAAGACCTTGATTTTTGAGTATATATCTTGTGTAAGTAAAGGATACTGTACATTTTAATACCGACGAAGATTCATAGGAAACCGGCATAGATGTAATATTGATTGGATATGCTTCCAAAAATGAATATTGCAGATATTTACCTTTATAGTCTCTTTCAAATTTATTGATATTGATTTCAGACGATCTATAATCTTCAGGATAATTCATCCTATAATAATATTCCGGTTTTTCTATTCCCTCAGAATATTTCTCATTTACAATAAATGCCATCCAATTTTCAAAGAAATGAATAATTGAATAATCGTGATCCACATAAAAAGTGAAATCTGCCCGATCATCATATTGTCTGCGATATGCATGTCTTTCTGTGACACCAGTAAAATCATCGTTTATATCATAAGTTGCCAATTGAGATCCGGGAAGAGATGCATCACAACACATTAGTGATATAAATTCTTGATCATATTCTTTACCTAAACCAGCCGCCGCACGTTGCTTTACCCAATTTTTTACCTGCACTGGTGGAGTAAACCAGCACTGATAATGAGAGGTTAGTGCCGGATTAAGAATAGAATTTTTTATCTGAGCAACTTTCCTCTTTTCTGGTTTAGGTGCTGGCATCTAAATAAATTTGACAGTATATATTATGTATTAGACATAAGAACAAAAGATGCCTCGGGATTCAAAATATAATCAAGGTAAATTTCATCCACAAAATCCCCAAAAATATAAGGGAAATGTAAATAATATCATTTACAGAAGTTCTTGGGAATTGAAGTTTATGCAGTGGTGTGATAGAAATGAGAATATTTTGGAATATGGTTCAGAAGAATTTTGGATACCATATATTTCTCCGGTTGACAATCGTGTGCATAAGTATTTTCCAGATTTTATCATCAAAGTAAAGGAAAATTCTGGAAATACCAAAAATTATGTTGTTGAAGTCAAACCCCAAAGGCAAACTGTTCCACCAAAGCAAAAGTCAAGAGTAACCAAATCATATCTCTACGAAGCACAGACATATGCAGTGAATCAGGCAAAGTGGAAGGCTGCAGAAGAATGGTGTGCCGATAGACTTTTAAACTTTATGGTCATCACAGAAAAAGAATTAGGTATCAGATAATGGCAGAAGGTTTTGGTCAATATAAGAGCACATCCCCAACTGCGAGAATAAAACAACTCAAGAAAAGAATTGATTCTGCAGGTACAAAAGACCCAGAAGATTTGATGCTGATCATTATGGAGATCTTTAAGGAAGAAGTATTATATCCAGAACCAGGAAAGTTTTATACATTCATCTATACACCCAAAACTCCAAATATTGAATACGATCAACATCCACTAATTGCTTGTACAGATCTTCAAAAATGGGGGTTCAAGGCAATCAATTTTCATTGGAGAAAATCAAGAAATTATACCTGGGAAGAGGTTATAGGTAAATTACACGTAGTTCGTGAGAATGAACTTGATGAGTTACTTGCAATACCTTATGGAAAATTCCGTCTAAATAAATAAAAACCGTATCTAAATGTTTAGAAGAGCAGAAAAATATATTCTAAACACCTCTTTTAGTAAGGAGGTTTTCTGATGGCCGATGGCGCACCTATTTTATCAGACGTAATAAAAACCAAAATTAATGGAAAAGATTATTACACAATAACGTCAACTAAAGTAACACAAGGAAACGATGGTAAAGTTAATGGTGGAGAAACAACCATACTGTATGCACCAAAAGCAGGAAATCTTCTTGGAATCCCAGGACTTGGTGCGGCTAATTATATTCCAGCAGCAACGACAAAAGATGGTGGAAAAACTTGGACATACGCAAAATATAAGCAAGGGGATGATATACCTGACGGCAAAAAAGTAGGGGATGAAATTTTTGGTAATCAGGCAAAGAAATCTCTTGAAAGCGGGGCATTAAAAACAAACACAAATCAACAAGTGAAAACTGCTGCAACAAAAGCAAGCATTCCTCCAGAGCAACAAAAACCATTGACGTTAAATCAAAATACAGCAAATCCAACCGGAGATCCTCCTGCTGCAGCGGGTGGTTTAACTTCTGGTTCAACTGAAGATAAAGCACTATCCGAGATTTCAAGCAAATATAGAGGAAGACAAGAATATAGTGATGTACATTATCCAAAAAAACTAAAATTAAATGAGCAAGACTGTATCAAATTTACAATTATACGGTATAATCCAGTAACATTAGCATCATCAAATACAAGTCAAAGAAATGTGGGATTTCTTCCAAATAAAAATGAAACAAATAGATCAATTTTGGGATCAATCACATTACCAATTCCTGGTAATATTGCCGATAAAAATAGTGCCGATTGGCAAAAGAGTGATATGTCAGTTATTACTCAAGAAATGGCTAATGCCACGAATAGTTTCTTGATAGGTGGTGCCGAGGCGGGAAAAAATGCAGCAGAACAAGGTGTTAAATCTATATCAAGCGATACTAATATTTTAAAGGGATTTGTTGCAGCTAAAATTACCGAAGATGCATTGAATACATCAAACTTATTGGCAAGACAATATGGTGCTGTTTCAAATCCAAATGCAGAATTACTATTTAATGGACCCTCATTAAGGGATTTTGGTTTTACATTCAAAATGTCACCAAGATCGCCAGAAGAAGCAAAGGATGTCAGAACGATTATTAGATATTTTAAGCAGGCAATGTCAGTTAAAAGAACGGAATCCGTTCTTCTTTTAAGAAGTCCTCATACATTTGCAATTTCATATCTATCCGGTAATAAAGAACATCCTTATTTGAATAAATTTAAAGAGTGTGCCCTAACAAATTGTAGTGTAAATTATACTCCTTATGGATCTTATATGACATATGATGGAAATGACAAATCTATGGTTGCATATGAACTTAGTCTCACCTTCCAAGAACTTGAACCAGTATTTGATGATGACTATATTGATGGTGATAAAATTCCAACAGAGATAGGTTACTAAAATGGCATCATATTTCCGTCAAGTTCCAAATTTTGATTACGTTAGCAGACTACCAGATGCTAAAATATCAGATTATATTTCTGTAAAGAACATTTTTAAGAAGGGAAAACTCAGAGATGATATTTTTCAAGATTTATCATTTTTTGAAAAATATAAAATTATCGGAGATGAAAGACCCGATAATGTTGCATTTAAGGTTTATGATGATCCAACTCTGGATTGGGTAGTATTGCTCTCAAACAACATTGTCAACATTCAATCAGAATGGCCTTTGACTCAAAGTTCTTTTGATACTCATCTACTATCCAAGTACGGTGATTATGATACTCTTTACAGTGGAATTCATCATTATGAGACTACAAAGGTATTAAACAGTCAGGGGGTAACAATTGTTGCTGCAGGACTTGAAGTTTCATCACCATATTCTGTAAGTTTTTATGATTACTTTGTTGGTTATCAAGTTGACAGTGGAAACGTTGCAGTACCAGTCACAAATTATGAGTATGAAAATAAACTAGAAGATGATAAAAGAAATATTTACGTTCTCAAACCATTTTATCTCAATATTGTAATGAATGATATGGGAGATATTATGCCATACAAAAAAGGGTCCTCACAGTATGTTAGTGAGGACCTGAAGAGAGGAGATAATATCCGTTTAACTAGTTAATCACTCTTCAGCTAACCTTTGAAAGTATGAAAGCGCATCATCTTCATCTTCATCTGCAGAATTAACTACGGGAAGTGAGGGAGACTTAGAACGGGCATAGGATTGCTCCAGTTCTTCCACTACACGACTCTCGGCAGTGGGTGCCTGAGTATAAGACTCATACTCATCCTCTTGCTCCATAACGGCACGAGAGGCAGAAGGAGAAGTCTTCTGACCCAGAACCATCTTCAGACGCTTTTCAAGTTCTTCATAGGACTTAAATTGATCAGGAGCAGTCACGGCAGCAAGAGAATACTCCTTCTTCCAGATTGCTTCCATTGCATCATCATCGTCAAGAAGAGGTGCCTGACGATCAAACTCGGACTTATCATAATTCCAGTAACCATCCTTCTTCACAATCTTCAGTTTGAAGTTTGCACCTTGCCAGAAATCAAAAGGATTGATAGGAGATTCATCCTCAAACTCAGGTTGCATAGCTTCCATAATCTTATCAAAGATCTTCTTACCATACTTGAATAAGAACACCTTACCTTCATTTGAAGGATTAGTAGGATCCTTTACAACATAAATGTTGGAGTAATATGACAACTTACGCTTTTGCTTACGAACAGTTTCCTTATTTGATTCAGTACCAGTATTCCACAGTTCCCGATTATGCTCACCGAGAGGATCCTTACCACCAATGGTAGTCAGAGAGTTCTCAATGTACCAACCACCAGGACCTTGAAATACGTGTGAATACATCTTTGCCCAGGGAAGTTCTTCATTTTCAGGAGCAGGAAGAAAACGAATCACTGCAAATCCATTACCAGTCTTATCCATCTCTGGTTTCCAGAGACGCTCATCTGCACCACCAGAAGTGGTACTCATCTTCTCTACTTCCTTTACCAACTTAGAAGTCAGAGAACCCAGTTTGGATTGCTTCTTAAGATTTTCAAATGACATTTTTACCTCGGATTAATTAGATTTGGCCTTTGGGGTGATCCCCTTTCTATTCTACAGGTCGGAACCTGTTTTGTCAATCTGTTGACGCATCAGTTCAAGCATTTTTGACATATTGCTAAAAATTACGTTCATATCCACACCTGAGGGAAGTCCCATCATCTGTGCCGATTCTACAATTTTATTCTTCATAGATTGTGCTTCTGGATCATCTGATAAACTTAGACGAGTATATAAAACTTGCTGCTTATGTAAAAGTTTATCCAAAAGATCTACGTGATTAATTTTTTCCTCCTTACTCATATGAGGAAATTCAAAAACATTCTTGTATATTTCTTCCTGCATCTCTGTAATTTCAGTCATTTCGGCGCGAACGACATCAGATTTAAAAAATTTACTCATGAGTCCTCCAAGATAATTTCTTTCAAGATTTTTTTATATCGGAATATATCTATATGTAGGAATGGAGAGTACTTTTTAATCTTACGGCTTACAGTTTGCCACACAGGATCGTTAAGTTTCTTATCAAAATCTTTTACAAATGAAAATATTCTGTCATAAATTGCCAATGTTTCAATACAAATCTTTCCACTCAAAAATTTTTTTAAAAGTGGTGGATGTTGCCTTGAGCAATCAAATAACTGCTCCAAGTTGTTTGAAGACAACATTTCTTGAGATTCTTCTTTAAACAAATAAGAGAGTGACTGAACCTTCTTTTGCCACTCTTTATATCTTGTTTCTCCTTCTTTCATAATCTCACCAATCCATAATGATTGAGGATCATCACAAGAAACAAAATTTGCAACAAAAAATTCTTCTACTTCCTTATCTGTTTTTTGTCTTGTTACCTTCTCAAACCAAAAACGATCCCGTCGTTTATAGAATGAATCCAGTGATGCACGACTTTTTCCGCAGTATTTGTGATAATCATAAGAATCCTTCGTAAAGTGATTTTTCAGGGCAAGATAGGTTGTATATGCTTGAAAAGGCATCATTTCAAAAAAAGTAATATAGGCATTTTTTGCCGGGAATTTTTTCCCCCTAAAATGGAATCAAAAGACCAATTTGGCACGGGAAGTCTTCTTAAGAAAATTAAGTTCCATTGCTTCGTACTTAATCTTCTCTTTCAGTGGTTTTGAAATTAGTTTCGGTATTGATTCCACATCAATACTGTTTTGCTCACAAAAATAAACAATTGCGTCAATGTAATTCATATCCTCATTCGTTAGCACAAGACTTTCAATCTCTTGTGCAAACCGTGTAGGGCAAAAGAATTTACTTTCTAGTGCTTTTTCTAATTCATTCTCCATTCTCTGCCCCAGTATTGTGATGTACAAATTCTTTAATGTAACGAACTAATAACTTAATATAATCGTTCTTGTTTCTTTTGTCAAACACTTTCACTTCTCCGGTAGGAGTTACCATAATCGTAATAAGTTTTACGACAGGAATTTGAGTGAGTTCATAATACGCAGAAGCATAAAACATTTCCTGAACAAAGTAGTTTTCCAACCACTTTTCTGGTTTAATTTTACCAGATGTCTTAAAGTCTATAACAGCCAGTTCCCCATCATATTCCGCGATGCAGTCAACTCTACCTGCTAATCCAAGATACTCTGAATACAGAGTTCTTTCAATCGCGTGAATATTATTTATCTTATCCAGATATTCCTTCGCATGAAGAAACATATACTTGCTTGCTGGTTGGTAATTATTCCAATCCAGTTCCTTGTTTTCCAAATAATCTTGACAAACTTGGTGATAGTCAGTACCCCGTGCAGTCGCAATACGAGTAATCTTATTTGCTTCTTCAATTCCCACACGCTTTCGCCAATCCACAAAGATTTGACGATTATAGAAACTTGTGACCGAAGTAATAGAAGGCACCCACTGACCATCGGGAAGATGGTATAGGCGGATGCCATTCTGTTCTTTCTTTTCTAACTCAAGATCACCTAAAAAATTACAATGAATAAAACTCATACACTAGCTTCCATTTTTGCAAGAATATACTCTTTTACGAATCCAGAGCGAACAATATCTTCCACTCCAAATTCGATAATATCAATTGAGGGCATTATACGAAGAATTTTCATGAAATCAGTGATTCCATTCTTCTCATTAGTTCTAATCAAGTCAGATTGTGTGGCATCACCACAGAACAATATTCTTGAATTTTCACCAACTCTTGTAATTATACTATCAAGTTCATGAAAATTCAAGTTTTGAAATTCATCAATAATGATAATAGCATTGTCAAGAGTTGTACCACGAATAAAGGATGTACTCCAGAAACTAATTGTTCCTTGAGTTTTGAGATTGCCATAGAGCATCTCAAAATCAGATTCAG